ATATGAGGTGGACTCCAATATAGAACCTCTCCACTTATGTATGCCATTCTTCCCCGTCAACGCATTTAGGGCTGGATTCCCAAGGGGGACTAGGACATTGGCGGGGTGTTGATTTAGTTCTTCTGCAAGCTGCCTAACACATTCCTCCCCTTCTTCGGTGAAGCCCTTACGAGAAGAGTGGAGGACAGTTTTATTAGGGCCGATTATTTTCTCTCCTGACTTTGTTATTTTAAACTTGAAGAGGTTTGTGATATATATTTCACTTCTGATAAGCTGAGCGAATTCTAGGCAGTTATCTAAGACCCGCCCCGCTGGGCCGACGAAGGGAGCGTTCCGGCGTATTTCCTCATCCGAAGGGGCTTCGCCTATTACAGCGATCTTCGCATCGGGAGGGCCGGAGGCAGGGACTTGACGGGTGTTTTGTGGTAGGAACATTATTGTTGGTCCTCCAATACTTTATGGAGAAAATACTCCTTGTTCTGTTCACTTCGGTCAAAGCCGAATCCTGTGTGTCCCTTTTTATATAGGGCACGAAGGCAGTTCCCTGATCCAAGGAAAGGGATTATGCCTACACATCGTTCTCCCTGGGGGAGTAGGGTGTCTATAATCTCCTCATAGAGTTCTACGGGCTTCTCAGCAGAGCAAGTCCTTTTGTTTGATGGAACTCCTTGGTGGGTGTAGACACAGCCATGAGCGCGCTCAATAACTGCGTTTCCTTTCCTAGCCAAGAAAAATTGCTCATAATCCCTGGCGGGGAGATATTTCGCATTTTGTGAAGCGCAGGCTGTGTGGGCTTTAACCCATATACTAGGAACGCGGTCTACTTTGAAGCCCACTCTTTTTAACAGGCGAAAGATAAATCGTTCCCAATCCCAGGCGAACCACCAAATCACCCAAGCATGTTCTCCGAGAGTGCGGTAGAGTTCTGTGGCTATGTCTCTGCACACTTGGGGATAGATTTGTTTAGAGATTTCGTGGTAGTAGGTGTGGGTATGAGAGGCAGCCCGAGTCGGATTCCTTGCTGTTAGCTCAGTGAGGTCTACTGCATACGGAGGGTCTACTTCTGCGAAGTAGGCGTTTGTTGGATGCATCTTTTTTAATTCTTCGACGGCATCTCCTATTCTAAAATGGTGGTTGGCATACTTAATACTCCCCTTTTTCTCCTCCGGGGCTGATCTTATGGCTTCCCTCCTGTCGTGGGATTCCATCATTTTATTTAGTAGTCTATGGGCTTCTGCTTTATTTTGGCATTGTGCTAGCTCTGGGATTTCATGCATAGCCTGGGCGAGGGAAACGTCCTTGGCGAAATTAGAAGGGTTTTCGCCGACTAGGGCGGCTGACTTCCTCAAACTCCATCCGTTTCGTGTTCGATCTTTTACGGCGTCACCGTGGATTTCCTTCCATAGCCTGTCTAGTTCTAACTTCGCTTGGCACTCTTCTTGGTAGGTTAGATTCTCTCGCTCTACATTTTCTAAAAGCTCCAACTCTCTAAGCTCTAACTCAGACACATCACGGCGGTATTTAATATACTCTTCTGGAATTTCCTCCCATCCTAAATGCTTAATCGCCCGAAGTCTCCTTCCTCCGGCGATGAGGACCATCTCATTACTGAGTAGGATTGGTTGTATTAGTCCATGTTCCTTAATGGACTCTGCCAGCTTTTCTACATTCTTATAGGTTTTCCTCGCCCTCGTTCCTTCTTTAATATCAGAGGTCCGTACTGCCCCCATCGTCCAATTCCTCCAGCAGTTGGCGTTTTTCCTCTTCGGTGAGGGAGTCCAATATGGATCGTTGCTTACTCTGCCTAGACTGCTTCGCTGAGACTTCCTTCTTCGCCTGGGATTTTTGTCGTTTAGGTGTGAAGTATTGAGAACGCCTGGAGCGAATTTTCTCAATCAGCTCCAGTTGTTCTGCGTAGGTTAGGGAAGAGAAAGGTGGGTAAATGTCCTCGTATTGGATGGTCATTCATCTCCTCCTTGTGGGTGTATAGATAGCCTCTATACCGCATACGTCCGTAGTCGAGGAACCAGGGGCAGAGAGTGCCATATTGGATACATTTACAAATATGCTTATAGGTTCTCCGACTCGGCCCTGCTGCTATGGAGAATGGGAGTCCTTTGTTTCCTTCTGTTGGCATTTTCTCATCTCGCTATTCTTGATGGCTTCCGCCAACGGGTTGAAGTCTCCTTGGAGAATGGCGCCTACTACTGCATAGCCTCCCTCGCTCATCCCCTCCACAGCGAGCTTCACTACCTGTACTAAGAAGTGCTTCTTAGTTCCGTAAGGTAGGAAGGAAGACAGCTTATCGTGGAGGTCTACAGGGAGGTCAAAGGAGCAGCGCCGGGTGTCTTGGTAATCCGGGTCGTGAAACTGCTGCTCTGTCATGGGGTACTCCTTTTTAGGGGGAGCTTTGTGGCTCCCCCTTTCTTAGTGTTAGCGGTTAGGTGACAGGAGGGATTTCCCTATCTGCTGGGGCGTTTCTCACTTCTCCGGTTCGTTCATCAGTTTCCTGGATGAGATTCATCTCTGCTGTGGCTCCTAGCCAATCGTCGGGGTCAACCCCTTCGTCACTCCACTCCAATCCGAACTTTCGCAGGAATCCTTTTTGGAAGGCAAGATACCAATACTTCTTATCCGGGTCCATGTCCGGGGTTGTGAGGTTGTAGAAGAACATGACAGGTTTTGCATCCAGCTCTCCGTCGATTTCCATGACGACCATGATGTTTTTGGGCTGCCCGTTGTCCAAATAGCGAACTTTGTAGTCCGCGATTCGGAGGGTGTAACGGCCCTCAGGGACAGCTTCCTTTTCCTTGTGGTCTGTCATGGGCTGGCTGATGAATGTCATAGAGACCTCCATATAGGGATTTAGGTTTATAGGCTACTGATTAGCTAAGAAGGCTCCGATTCCTTGTTGGTCTAGGGGCTTTTTGAAATCTAAAGTTACGTCCTCGGTGAATCGTAACCCAAAGCTATTTTTAGCGGCAGGCCACTCCTTACTGGGCAGGGTTTGGATTTGAAACCGAGTCGAATTCATATCCGCTGTGACGGTAGATACCCAAACATCAGAGATGTTTCGAGGGAGGAGACGGCGAACATTTTTGACAATATCGAACTGGTTTTGGACTTTCTTACTTACATCATCCTGGACTAGATCGCTGTGTCCGGTGATGTAGACGATAGGGCTGCATTTTAAGAGGGCACGGCAGATTTTGAGAATCGTATCGCCGGCGATGTTATAATCGGAGAGTTCGTTAGTCTGCCCATAGCGTCCGTTAATATAGGCGATGCGATCTAAGATCATGGGTTGTAGGGAAGTGAGGGAGTCTAGGGCTACAGCGTTGTAGCCTTCGAAGTCCTTTTCTATCTGGGATTCGATATGGTCCTCGAAGTCAGCGTAGGCTCTGGGTTCCTTAGGCTTGCTTCCTCTGGGATCAGGCTTTCCTTGTTTAGTCCGCCCTATTCCAATAGGACTGTCGGGAGGGAAGTATTGGAAGTCTAGGCGGTCCCCTAGCCCAAGTCCGCTGAGGGTATCTAAGCCAGAGGGGTCGAACATATAAATTAGGAGCTTCCCAGGGATGGTTGAGAATAGTTGGGTCTTTCCTGTTCCCGTACTGCCGTAGATTAAGATGTTTTTCTTTGATTTAGACCATTCATCTATGCTTGGCATGTTTTATTCCTCTTCGTTTAGGGTTTCTCTAACTTGCTTTACGGTTTTAGTTACTTCGTCTATACAGTTTTTAAGTTGGACTGCAGTTCGAACTAGGTCTTCCCTAGGCATGCCTATGTAATAGTGACAGGTGGTGCAGTAGGTTGAGCCTAGAGCAGGGTGTCCACAGATGCGGCAGTTGGTCATGTTAGATCCTCCTCGGAATCGTATCCTGAATCAAACCCGGCATCATAGAGCTCCTCGCCGTCTTCTCTTTCTATCACCAATCTTCGATTGCAGTTGGGGCAGTCAAACTTTTCCCCATCTTTGGGGCCTCGTCTAAAAATGTCCCTCAGCTCATAGTCCTGGATTAAGCGTTGGCAAAACATACAGGCGTCAACGAGCATGTTAGTCCTCCTCTTCTCCAAGCCCAATCTCATCCAACTTCAATTCATCAAAAGGCTCCCATTTGCTCTCCATTAGATATTCAGGAGGCTCTTTAAGATGGAGTGGATTAGGGTGGAATTTACAGAGTTCTCTGTAGGTGCAGCCTGCATACTGATGGCAGCTTTCGGTTTTCCTCCTAAAGATTGGGAGATAGGGCATGGCTTCGTATTGGGGGCGGTTTGTTTCTAAGGCTTTAATTTCCTTCCTAACATCTTCCACATCAGCTTTAGTTTCATAGAGCCAAACATCGACAAGTTCAAAGCTCTTTTCGATGGGGATTATTTGGAAGCCATTATGAATAGTTTTATGGACAAGGGCGGCGTCTACAAATACCCCACGGAAGTTTTCAGGGTAGAGCACGGCTCCAGCGTAGAGATAGCCATCTATCTGTGAATTAGGAGAGAAGCTGTTGATGTAATCGGCGCGGAACGGGCCATCTTTTTTGTAGCTTTTTGTAGTTTTATGCTCTGCAAAGCGGACTAGGTTATGCCAACTGAATACTTTGTCGAGGCGGCCCACATAGAGGACATTTCCGTTTTCCTCTAAGGGGACGGCAAAAGGGCGTTCTACATGGAGGAGTTTGATGGTTTTTAGGAGTTCTTTATATTTTGTTGCGTAATTAGAGAGCATCCTATGGGCTGTAGTGGCATTGTGGAGGGAGTCAAAGTCTGAGGCATCGCCCATGAAGCCCTTTGGTTCAACATCAAAACCTTCGGAGAGCATAGTTTCTTTCCATGCTATGAAGGCTTCGTTTACTGTTCCACCGGGCCAGAGTACATCCATTGCGTTGTGCCAGGCGCTTCCGAAGGCGAGGTTTATGCTTTTCTCTTTTGCTGCCCAGTGGAATAAATGACGATAGAGGAATTTTCTAGGGCAGGTACGGTAGCAACTAAGGCGAGTGTTATCGAAATAGCGGTATGTCATCGCTAATCCTCCAGAATATGTATTCTAGCTTCATATTTATTCTGCTTTGGGCGGTAGACTAACAAATTCATCCGTCCGTGTTTATAGGCGAAAATGCCTGTCCCAATAGAGCAGATTATGTTTAGTGAACAGATTACGATGTAGTCGGTGGGTTCACTGTGTTGAAGGGCCTCGGTCCATAGCCTATAGATATATCCTGTCTTGAAAACAGGGACATATCCATCGGAGACAAACACTAACTCTCCAAACTCCTTAGCGGGGGAGAAGTCGTGTTTGGCTCCTCTATTTGGAATAAAGACTTTTGTTGCCATGCAACCTCACAATGTTGCTGAAGTTGGATATTTTTTTCTGCTTTTTAAAGGGGCGCGCTTTCGCACGCCCCTTTTGGTTTGATCCCATTTAATAGGGGTTAAGCGTTCTTCGCCTTGAGTTCCTTGAGGAATTCCTTCTGCTCTTCGGGGGACATCTTTGCGTAGAGCTCCTTTGCTTTCTCAGCCTGGGACTTCTTCGCGGTCTGCTTCTGGCCGAGGATGAATTTAGAGGCGGCGTCCTGGATTTCCTTTTGAGACTTGCCCTGGGCCAGCATCCTTCGCACCATGTCTTGGACTTCGATCTTGGCTTTGGCGACGAACAGTCGGTTGACTACTTCATCTCCGTGAGACTTGCGGTTTTCTTCGAGAGTATCTCCGATTGGATACTCAACCGTCGCCGATTCCTTTTGCACATTTCCTTCGGCGTCCTTGATCCTGTTTCCATTTTCGTCCTTCTTCGGAAGACTCGCTGTGACTTTCATAGGTTCCTCTCCTATGGTTTAAGGGTTTATGGGGAATTTGTTAGGGGCCGCTTTCCTGGAGGGGGACGGGTTTACTTGCGGACGTATCCCACAAGCGGTCCAGTCTAGGCAGCCCCAAATTTAGAAGCTCACCTTGTGTATGAAATTGATACACTTGGTTCAGCACTTGATATAGCTGGAGCATAGAATATCTAGTCCATTTTGTCAAGCACTTTTTTGATGTTTTTTGAAAAATGTTGCATTTTGTTACTCCATAAGGTGTTCAAGTTCAATAATAAGGTCAATCTCATGCTTTATCTTTTTGAGGTCTGTTAGTCCACCTCCTGTGGGATGGTCATAACGGAGGATGCGCCTTATTATGGCTGCTTTGTGGTGTGGTATCTTATTCTTGAAGAGAAACTCGTAGGGTTCAATGGTGTATTGTTTATAGTGTGAGCCTCCTTCTTGATGGTCAAAAGGGGATGTTCGGTCGACCCATTCAACGTCACGATGGTCCTGTAGTGCCATAGCGTACCTCCCAGTCTCTAAAGGTGTCATATAGTTCCTTACATACTCTTAATGCCTCAGTATTGGTCCACTCCACTGGGGGCATGTGTGCCAACGCGGCGCGGACCGCAAGCTGTGCGATTTCATCCTCTCCGGCCCAGTTTATGAGAGGATTTTTGTTTCGTTCTGGATACAAGCCGAGTACTTTATCCCAAGGGATTAGTCTGATTCGTTCCCAAGGCGGTGT